GGCCTCGTCGCCTACATGGGCCGCGACCTCATGCACGATAAGTATTTTCCGATCGTGCAGGCCGCTGGCGACAAGGCGACCGAGCAGGTTGCTCGGGACGTCATTATGTCGACCAAGCGGATTGGCGGCCTTCCTGGGGCGACCGTTCCGTTCGTTCCTGCCGGCGCAATTCTTATCACGCGGCCCGACAACCTCTCGATTTACTATCAGGCCGCCAAGCGCCGCCGCGCGATCATCGACCGCGCCGAGCGCGATCGCGTCGAGAATTTCGAGTCGTCGAACGACGCCTACGTTGTCGAGGATTACGACTTCTCCCTGCTGATCGAGAATATCGAGCGCAAGGACGCCTAAGCCTCTCTCGGCCGAGCCGCCTAACCCGCGGCTCGGCCTTCCTCTCGAGCAACAGGGAAACCCAAAAATGGCAACGCCGGCGCAAGCCTGTCACAACCGCAAGAGCGCGGCGATCGCCAAGGCGGCCGCTAAGGCCGCTGCAAAGCCTGCGGCGGCCAAAGCGCCCGCCAAGGCCGGCAGCGCGCCCAAGGCCCGCCGCAGGGGCGCCCAGGGCGCATAATGACCATTAGCCCCGCCCGAGCTTGCCACCTGCGCAAATCCGCGGCCGTTACGGCCGCCAACGCCTCGAGCGCCGACGAGCGGCTCGACGCAACGCCCTATGAGCTGCTGCGCCAAGTGCTCGGCAATTGCCTGCTCGAGCTGAAGGGCATTCAGTCGATCGAGGAAAAGATTGCGCGCAAGCGCATTATGCTGCCCGACTTTATGCCCTGGGTTGACGGCGTGCTCGCCGCCGCCGCCGCGGCTGAAGCTGCCGGCGAAAAATTCGAGGCGAGCAGCGACGACATTGTTTCGCAGGTGCTCATTTGGGCCCTCGACACCGAAGATTTTGCGAAGGCGCTCGAGCTCGGCGCTCACGTCTTACGCTACGGACTCGCCTTGCCCGAAAGGTTCAAGCGCACCGCCGCGACCATGATCGCAGAGGAAATAGCGGAAGCGGCCTTGAAAGCCCTCGGGCAAGGCGGGACTTTCCCGCGCGACGTGCTGCAGTCGGCCGACGAGCTCACCGCTCGCGAGGATATGCCCGACGAGGTTCGCGCCAAGCTGAAAAAGGCGATCGGCCTGCTGCTCGCGATCGAGGCGGCCGCGCTGCACGATACCAACGCCGACGGCCCTGCAGCCGGCAAGCGCGCCGCGATCGCCGCGGCGCTCGAGCACCTGCGCCGTGCGCTCGCGCTCAATCCGCGCGTCGGCGTGAAGAAAGACATTGAAAAGCTCGAGCGCGAGGCAAAGCGCCTCGCCGAGCTGCAGAGCTAGGGCCGGCAATGAGCCGGCTTCTCGAGCTCGCCCCGCGGCGTCGAGGGGGCGGAAAAGCGGCGGCGGTTAGGGTTTCCCCCTGTGCCCTATACCAAAGCCGACTTTCCTCACCCCCTCACTTCGCGGGGCGGGCCCTCGGGGGCGCGCAATGACCGGCTTCGTTTCATCGCCGGCAACCGTGCCCGCGCCCGCCGACGAGCCGGTGCTCGCGCATGACGGCGCCTTTTTCCCAGGCATCAAGGCCTCGGCCGTTCGCGCCCTGGCGCAAATGCCGGCGACCGTCACCGAATTTCGACTGATCGAGGCCGCCTATTCGGCCATGTTGACGGTTAGCGTCGCGCTCGAGGATTGGGCCGCGCTGCAGATTGCCGCCGGCTTCGCCACAATTGCGGCCGTCAGCCCCGCGACGATCGGCGGGCAACCGCGGCTAGTGCGGCTTTACGAGCGCGCGATCGCGAGCTTCGCCGCGGCCGAGCTCGTCGACACGCATAGCGACATTTCGGCGACGGCCGACGGCCAAAAGAAAAACGAGGATAGGGCCCTCACCGCCGACGAGCACCGGCGCAACGGGACTCACGCAATCCGCGACATTCTCGGCGTCACGCGCACGGCCGTCGAGCTGATATGACGCGCGCCCGCTTCCTCGAGCTCGCCGGCATGGCGATCGCCCTGCTGCAGATTGCCGTCGGGCTCGCGCTCACGCTGCCGCTCGCGCTGTTGTCGGCCGTCTTTGCCGCCGTCGACGCCGCGGCCGACGACGTGCGCGACTCCCATAAGCTTATTCGAGCCGCGATCGAGATTCGTTGGCGCCGACGCGCAGGCCGGCCATGACGGCGCAGACGTTCCCCGTCGCCGCTCACGCCGGCGAGACGGTCGACGCGCTCGTTTGGCGCACGATCGGCGCCGGTTTCGGTGCCGTCGAGGGCGTGCTCGAGGCCAATCGCGGACTTTCCGAGCTCGGCCCTAATCTGCCCGAGGGCACGATCGTCGACATTCCCCTTCCCGCGGCGCCGGCACCTGCCGAGCCGCTTGTGCAGCTTTGGAGCTGAAGCCAATGAACCTCGAGCACCTGCCCGCCGAAATTTGGGACGTCGTTAAGACTGTCGCCGGTGCCCTTATGCCGGCGGCGATCGGCTCGGCCGTCGCCCAGGCCTGGGAGGAAGGGCTGTCGCTGCGCGATCGGTTCATTCAATGGGCCGTCGGCATTTGCGTCAGCTACTACGTCACGCTCGGCATTTCGGCCTTTTTCGGCCTCGGCCAATTCGCCTCGAATGCCGTCGGCTTCGTTATCGCCATGATCGCCTTTAAGTCGACGCCGCGCTTTATCACCGGCGCGAGCGGCGCCCTCGAGGCTTTGCCTGGGCAGCTCAAAGATCGGCTGCTCGGCCTGATCGGCACAAAGAAATGAGCTCGAGCTCGAGCACGCCAAACGCCGGCGTCGATCGGCCGAAAGGCACGCGCCTCACAAAGCTCGTCGGCATTGTCGGCGCCGGCTGCGCCGCCTTGCTTTGCGTTGCGGTGCCGCGCGAGGAAAGCGGCCGCACCGTCGAGGCTCGAATCGAGACGCCGATCGCCGCCCAGGCGCCGGCGGCCGTCGTCGTCACACACAAGGCCGGCCCGCAATATCTGAAGGCCTATCGCGACTCCGTAGGGATTTGGACGGCCTGCGACGGCATTGCCTACGTCAAGGCCGGCTCGACCTACACGCCGGCACAATGCGACGCCATGCTCGAGGCCGCGCTCGCCAAGCACGCCGAGGGCGTGCTCGCCTGCACGCCGGCACTCGCGGCCGCGGGCCGAGACTATCAGCGCGCCGCGGCGATCACGCTCGCATATAACATCGGCGTCGGCGCCTTTTGCGCGACGGCTCGGCCGCCCTGCACGGCCGCACGAAAGACGAATTGCAGCTCGACGGGCATTGCCCGCAAGTTCAACGCCGGCGAGCTCGTCGCCGCGTGCGAGGCTTTCATTGCCTTCAGGAAGGCCGGCGGCCGAGTCCTGACGGGACTCGAGCACCGCCGGCACCGCGAGATTGAAACGTGCGAAACGGGCCTGCTGTTCGGCAAGACGCCGGCGAACCTGCCCGATCGCCTCAAAAGGTGGAGCTAATGAAAAAGCTGTTCGGCTCGCTACTCGGCCATTTCGTGCCGATTTTCGGACAAATCAAAGCCGCTCGCGATTGGCTGACCCTGCTCGCCGTCGCGGCGGCCGCGGCGTTCCTCTACTATCAATTTTCAATGGTGAAGCGCGATCGCGACAATCTGCTCGCCTTCGCGAACGTCACCTGCGCCGCCGCCGGCGCCGAATTCGACGCCTCGATCGAGCAGGTGCCCGTCGGGAAGGGCAAGGCGAAGGCCGTGAAGCATAAGCGCGGCGAGCTCTGCAAAACCCGCGTGCTGCACCTCTCGGCTTTCGAGCGCGACGCGACCAAGGCCTCGAATGAGGCACTCGCCGGCGCCCTGGGCGAGCATAACCGAAAGAGCGAGGCCGACGCCGCGGCCGCCGCCCGAGACTTTGCTGCGGCCGCCTCGGCCGCGCGCAGGATGGAGCAAGCGAACAATGACATTCCCGAGAATGATCGCGTCGGCCGCGATTGGTTTGACGCTCTTAACGGCCTTGCAGGGCTGCAGCCGGCCCGACGTTAACGCGAGGCCGGCGACGCCGACGGCAATCGCTGTCGACACTCACATTGCGCCGCCCGCCGAGCTGCTGCGCTGCCCCGATCGGCCCGAGGGCTTCCCGCCCGATCAATGGGCCGTCATTCCCGAGGCGGTGCGCTCGGCGATCATCCGGCTCGCCCAGGCCTTTGCCGGCAATGCGGCTCGGCAAGAGCGCCTGATCGAATTCGAGCGCGGGAAGCCGTGCATTGCCGCCACGCCGCCGAGCTCGAGCTCGCCGGCGCCGTAGGATGCTGAAGCCCGATAGCCTTCGCCAAGCCCTCACCGCCGCGATCGTCGACGACGCCGGCGTGAAGGTGCTCGAGCGCGAGCCCGAAAAGCTCGCAATCTTTATCGACAAGGGCCGAATCGCCGCCCGCGCCGGCGGGAACAAGGGCTTTGAATGGCGCTATCGGCTGACGGCAATTCTCACCGACTTCGCCGGCAACGTCGACACCGTTGCGCTCGCCGTCATTCTTTGGATTGCGACCTATCAGCCGGAGCTGCTCGAGAATCACGACACCGGCAACGAGGCCGTGAAATTCGACGCCGACATTCTCGACGCCGGCACGATCGACCTTAGCCTCGAGCTCGAGCTGAATGAGGCCGTCGACGCCGTGCCGCGCGCCGGCGGCGGTTTCGACGTCGTTCACCGGCCCGAGCCTGTCGCCGCGCCGCCTTTCGACGACGTGCCCGAGGAAACGCCGCTGCTGCAATTCTACCTGCACGACGAGCTCATTCTCGACTTTACCCCGCCGGCCCCATAATGGCCGCCGCCGGCGTCGGCCTCGACGAGCTCGAGCACCGTCTCGAGGCGCTGCTCGCCAACGTCAGCCCGCCCGAGCGCGTGCGCCTCGCTCACCAACTCGGCCGCGAGCTGCGCCGATCGCAGAGCCGTCGAATCCGCGACAACCTCAATCCTGACGGCTCGGCATTCGAGGCGCGCAAGGAACGGCCGCCGCTGCGATCGAAAAAGGGCCGGATAAAGAATCGCAAGCGCGGCGCCATGTTTCGCAAAATGGGCCGGCCCGACGCGCTCAATTGGCAGGCCTCGGCCGACGGCGTTTCAGTCGGCTTTGCCGACACCGGCCTGCAGCGGATTGCTCGAGTCCATCAGCTCGGCTTGCCCGATCGCGTCGGCAACTCGCCGAGCGCGCCCGTTGCCCTTTATCCCTCGAGGCGCCTGCTCGGCCTCACCGCCGACGATCGCCGGCGAATTCTCGACCTTGTGCTCGCCAAGCTCGGGGCGTGACGGCGCCGCTTATTCGATTGTGAATTCGGTGACGACGAGCTTCACCTGCCCGCCGCGCGCCTCGATACCGTGCCCGACGGCCTGACTGCCGCCGCCGAGCACAAAGCCGACGCGGCACGCCTGGGCGATCGCCGCGTCGAATGCCGCCGGCGCCGAGCTCGACGTGCTCGTTAGGATTGCGCCCCACGGCTCGCTAAAGCGCGCCTCGAGCTCGAATTCGCCGAGCTCGATCGGATAAAGGCGGCTCGACGCATACCAGCGGAAGGTTTCAAAGCGGCCGCTCGCGCTCCAATCGTCGCCGCACCGCTGGAAATAGGGCGTCAGCATGGCGCGAAACTGCGGCTCGCCATAAGGCACGACGCTCGAGCCCTCGGGCCCTTCAAAGCGGCCGCGAATGCGAATGACGCTCTTGCCGACGAGCTCGCCCGCGGCCGCCGCTCGAGTGATATAGCCGGCCTTCCCAGGCGCCGGCGGAATGACGATCGACCAGCCTTGCGCCTCGAGGCACGGATTCGGCGCCGTCGCCGGCGACGAGTCATGGCCGTCGATCACAAGTTTCGTGCTCCAATGGGAGTCGACGGCGCACGTCGGCGCCGGCGAGCTCGAGCTCGAGCTAGATCCTTTGTCGTCGTCGCAACTCGCCAAAGCGAGCGCCGCGGTGCAGGCCAAGAGGGCAAATGAGCGGTGCATAGGCTCGAGGCTGAAGGCCGCGCCCGAGCGGTGAAAAGCCCGCCCTGTTGTAACCTCGGGCGTTACAACAGCGGGCGAGCGCGGCCGCGGCGCGGGCGAGTCATTGTCGCTCGTCATGCCGCTAGACCTCAACCTTAGCACCGGCTCGAGTTCGGTCGACCTCTCGAGGCTTCCCGCGCCGACCGTCGTCGAGCAGCTTTCATTCGAGACAATTCTCGCCGAAATGATCGCCGACATTCAGGCGCGAATGCCCGAATTCGACGCGACGGTTGAAAGCGACCCTGCCGTTAAGATTCTGCAGGTTGCCGCATATCGCGAGCTTCTCAATCGGCAGCGGTTCAACGACCGCGCCCGCGGCGTCATGCTCGCTTATGCGACCGGCAGCGACCTCGACCAGCTCGCCGCCCTCGTCGGCGTCACTCGGCTCGTCATTCAGGAAGAAAACGCGGTGCTCGGCTTGCCGCAAATTCTCGAGCCCGACGACGCCTTGCGGCAGCGCGTCGTTCTCGCGCCCGAATCCTTCAGCGTCGCGGGCCCCGAGCTCGCTTATGTCTTTCACGCGCGTTCCGCGCACGCCGACGTTCTCGACGCGAGCGCAATCAGCCCCGTTCCAGGCGAGGTTATTGTCACGGTGCTTTCGCGCACCGGCGACGGCACGGCCTCGGCCGAGGTGCTCGAGGCCGTCGAGGCCGTCGTGAATTCGAGGCCGGTGCGGCCGCTAACCGACCTTGTGACCGTGCAGAGCGTCGAGGTTGTGCCGTTCACGATCGAGGCGCAGCTCTTCACCTTCCCAGGGCCCGACGCGAGCCTGATCGTCGCGGCCGCGCAGGCGAAGCTCGACGAGCACCTTGCCGCGAACCGCCTGATTGGGCGCGACCTCACCTTTTCGGGCCTGAATGCGGCCCTGCACGTCGAGGGAATTCAGCGCGTGCAATTCACGACGCCGCTCGCCACGATCGCCATAAGCTCGACGCAAGTCGCGCATTGCACCGCCGTCGACGTGACTTTCGGCGGCTATGACAATTAGCGGAACCTTGCTGCCCCCGAATTCGACGCGGCTCGAGCGATCGCTCGAGGGCGCGACCGCCCGCCTGGGCGACGTTCCGGCGCCGATCAAAGAGCTTTGGAATCCCGCGACGTGCCCGCTAGAGCTGCTGCCCTGGCTGGCCTGGGCGCTTTCAACCGACCGTTGGGAAACCCATTGGACAGAGGCCGAAAAGCGAGCGGCCGTCGCAACCGCGATCGAGCAGCAGCGCAAAAAAGGCACGCCGGCCTCGATCGACCAGGTGCTCGCCAGTTTCGACGAGCTGCTGAAGCTGACGGAATGGTTTGAAATGTCGCCGCAAGGCGAGCCGCACACCTTCACCGTCACCTTGCCCCTGCTGCTCGAGTCGGGCGCGACCGGCGGCTTTCGCACCTCGGCCGAATTTGCCGACGCGATCATTCGCGACGTCATTCGCACGAAACCCGTTCGCTCGCATTTCCGCCTGCTGCAGTCGCTCGAGGCGGCTTGCGCCGTCGACGTCGTTGCGGCGGGCCGCACCGCCGGATTTATCCGCCTCGACACCGCCGCCGACACCACGATCGAGCCGGAATGGGCGACCTATCTGACAACCGAGATCGGCGAGCCGATCGAGCTCGAGGGCGGCGGCTTCCTCGAATTCGACCCGCCGCCGCCGCCGTTCTATGACTATGCGCTCGCCCTGGGCTTCGCCGGCGGCGACTATTATCGCGACGGCGCGGCGATCGCCGGCCCGTCGTCGTTCGCCGGTTACAGCTACGCGCGCACCGGCGCGAAGGCCGAGCTTTCCGCCTCGGGCAGCGTGCTCGCTTATGCGGCCGACGTTCCCGCGATTGTGCCCGAGCTCGGCTATATCTCGCGCCCGAGCCTGACGAACGCCGCGCCCAACAGCCGGCAGCTCGAAAACGCGAATTTCCTTTTCAACGCCTCGGCAAGCCCCAACGTCACCGCGGCGCCTGACGGCTCGCTGACGGCCGACAAGCTGATCGCTGACAGCACGACGAACCGGCACGCGGCTTTTATTTATCACGCGCCGCCGGCGGGCGTCGCAACTCGCACTCTAAGCGCCTTTTTCAAGGCCGCGGGCCGCACGCACGCCGCGCTCGGCGCCTCGAATGCCGGCGGCTTTTGGTCAGTTATCTCTTTCGACCTCGCCGCCGGCACCGTCGGCGCCGTCTCGACCGCCGGCGGCCTTCCTGCCGGCGTTGGGCGCATAATTGCCCTTCCTGGCGGTTGGTTTCGGTGCATTTACACGCTGACGGCCGACTTCTCGAATGCCGGCTATCTCACGCTTATGTCGACCGGCGGCGGCGACGCCGTTTTTGAAGGCGCCGCCGGCAATGACGTCGACGGCTGTTTCGTTTGGCAAGGGCAGGTTATCGACGGCGACCACGCCGACGGCGGCCCGATCATTCAAACGGGGGCGAGCGCGGCCGCGATCGGCGCCGACGACCTTCGTCTCGACTATGCCCTCGCCGACTCCGATCAATTGATTTGGGCAACGGCGGAGCTCGGAACGCTCGACGCGACCAGCAACCGCGAGCTCGCAAATTTCACCTCGCCGAGCGGCAACGACGCCGTTGCGCTCGTCATGCAAGGCTCGGCGGCCGTCGTTCAGGTTTACGTCGCCGGCGCGCTCGCAATAAATCAATATGCCCTCGGGCAATCGCCTGGGCGCTTGACGCTCGTCGCGCGCCGCCATGCCGGCAATTGGCGCGGCGGCATCGTTCGCGACGGCGTGCTAACTTGGCTTGGCGCCGACGCCGCCGCGGGCTTCCCCGCCGGCACGACGCGGCTGCACGTCGGCAGCTATTACGGCACCTTTCAACCCGACGCGGCCGTGCGCGGCATTTTCAACAAGCTCGGCGCCTATGACAGCGACGCGAAGGTGCTCGCGGCGATCGCGGAGCACGCGCTTTGAGCTGGAAACCCGCCCTCGTCGCCGGCCCGTTCGATTGGGCGCTCTTCGGCTATCACCTGAACGTCGTCGCCTCGGCCATGACGCCCGAGGCCGCCGTTGCCGTCGTTCACCCCTCGAGCCCCGAGGTTGTTTGGGCCGGCGACGTCGGCGTGCCCAAGCGGCTTCACGTTATCAACGAGGCCGGTGTGAAAACCGGCACGCGCGTCAACCCCGATTGGAGCGCGAGCTCACCCGCTTTCGAGACTGTCTTTTGCCTCTTCGCCGACGAGGCCGAGGCCCGCGCCCTGCTGCCGCAGCTTTGGCGCGAGCCGCCTTTGCGGCCTTCCGTTTCTTAGGAGCCTGAAAAGTGAAGCTGCCCCTAACAATCACGACCGCCGGCCTTCAGGCCCTTATCGACGCCGAGTCCGGCACGACGAACGCCGTCACCGTTGCCGCGCTCGCCCTCTCGAGCTCGCCGTTCGTCATGGCGCCGACGCTCACCGGCCTGCCTGGGGAATTCAAGCGCATTTCGGCGATCGCCGGCGAGTCCGTCAGCGAAACCGTCATTCACATGGTAGCGACCGACGACGCCGCCGAATCCTACACCGTTACCGGCTTCGGCCTGTTCCTCGACACCGGCGACCTGTTCGGCGTTTTCAGTCAGACCGCCGAGCAGGGCCCGCTCTTTGAAAAGAGTGAGGCGGCGACGTTCCTCTTCGCCGTCGATATTACTTTCGAGGCCGGCTTTGCGGCCGTCATTCAATTCGGCGACGCGAATTTTACCTATCCGCCGGCGACGCTCGGCCGCAAGGGCGTCGCCTTCCTCGCGAGCTCGGCCGAGGTTGCCGCCGGCGTCGACGCCGAAAAGATCGTCACGCCGGCGACGCTCGGCGCGAATTTCGTGCCGCTCGCGCAAAAGGGCGTCGCGAACGGCGTTGCGACCCTGGGCGCCAACGGCAAGGTTCCGCCTTCGCAGCTCGGCGCCGTCGACTCGATCGACACCTTCACCGTCGCGAGTCAGGCCGCCATGCTCGCGCTCGCCACCGCCGGCCCTGGCGACTTTGCCCGCCGCACCGACGAGCTCAAAACCTATGTTCTGACGGCCGCGCCGCCGAGCACGCTCGCCAACTGACGATCGCGACCTTGACCCACTGGGGGACGTGGTTGCCGTTGGGGGTGGCTTGCTTGGTGTTCTGGGCGGGGAGCCAGGCGGGGGCGAAGCTGGGGTCGGACCCGGCCGCGCCGCCGAGCACGCTCGCGAACTGGCAAGAGTTCCTCTCGCCTGGGGCGCCGGTGCGATCGGTGAACGGCGAAATCGGCGACGTCGTGCTCGACGCGGCCGACGTCGGCGCCGCGCCGGCGGGCCGCAACATCAACACCGGCGGGCTCGCCCAGGGCGGCGGCAGTCTCGCGGCCGATCGCACGATTAGCGTCGCGATCGCCTCGGCGGCCGAGACGCTCGCCGGCCTTATCAACGACAAGGCGGTGACACCGGCCTCGCTTGCGAGCGTGCTGACGACGCTCGCCGGCATGGTTCCGCAATCGCGGCACGTCGACACCGGCGGCCTCGCCACCGGCGGCGGCGATTTGACTGTCGATCGAACGATTACGGTGCCCAAGGCCAACGGCGCCGACGTCGAGGGCATGACGAACGACACAAAGGCCGTCACCGCGGCCGCCCTCGCCGCGACGCTGCGCAGCATGGCCTCGAGCGGCTATCTGCGAATCCCAGGCACGCCGCTCATTCTGCAATGGGGCAGCGGCTCGCACTCAATTTCGCACGGAACGAAAGTTATCGCGTTCCCCGTCGCCTTCCCGTCGGGCTGCTGGCAAGTCTTAACGCAGCTCTACAGCGACCCCGACGGCGGCGACGAAAGCGACGAGGTTTGTGTCGTCTCTTCAATGAGCGCCGCCTCTTTCAATCTCTACATCACCGGCGACTCCCGCCCCTTCACCTTTGGCTTTCTCGCGATCGGAATTTGAGCGCCATGCCCTACTTTTCACCCTCGACCGGCGGCTTTTACCTGCGCGAGCTGCACGGCCGCCAAATGCCCGCCGACGCCGTTAAAATCACCGCAAAGCGGCACGCTGCGCTGCTCGAGGCCCAGGCCGCCGGCGCGACGATCGTCGCCGGCGCGAACGGCCCCGAGGCCCAAATGCCGGCGAGCTCGATCGACGAGCTGCGCGAGCTCGCGGCTCGCCGCGTGAAGCTGCACGCCCGCGCCCGCATTCTCGCAATCGCGAGCCTCGAGCAGCAGGCGAACGACGCGGCCGCGATCGCCACGGCCGCGCTCGAGCTCGCGACGATCGGCGGCGCCTCGATCGACTTCGCGCCGGCGCTCGAGCGCCGCAAGCAAATCGACGCCGTTCGCACCGCCTCGAATGCGATCGAGCTCGAGCTCGCCGGCATGACCGGCACCGAGCTCGCCGCATTCCGCCCCGCAAATTCGCCCCGTTGGGCGTAGCCTCGAGGAAAACCGACCGTGAAAACCTCTCTACTCGCCATTGCGAACGATCCCGACGGCACCGAAGAGATTCCAGTTCTGCAGGGCGCCGGCCTCGGCCGTAGCCTAAAGCGAATGCCGGCGGCCGCTTTGGCCCAGGCCGGCACGCGGCCGACGCCCGCCGAGCTGCAGGCGGCAATCATCGCGACCTTGCTCGAAGGCGACGGCATTGCCTTCGTCACCGACGCCGAGGCCGGAACGATCGTCATTGGAATCGACGCGGCCGCGCTCGCCTCGAGCGCCGAGCTCGCCGCCGGCCTCGCCACAAAGCAGGCCTCGAGCGCAATTCTGTCAGCCCTCGCCGCGCTCGCGATCGCGGGGCAGGCCGGCAAGGTTGTCAAGGTAAACCCCGCCGGCGACGGCTTCGTGCTCGCCGCCGACGACACCGCTGCCGGCGGCGGCAGCGGCCTCACCGACGGCGACAAGGGCGACGTCGCAATCTCGGGCGGCGGCACCGTTATGACGGTGCAGAGCGCCGCGGGCGGCCTCACCGTGCCCGACGAGCCTTATGGGCCCGCCTGGGATGCTTCGACGAACGTGCCGACCAAAAACGCGCTCTTCGACAAGCTCGAGCTTCTCACCGCCCTGATCGCCGGCAAAATCGCGAGCTCGGCGATCGGCCAAGCGAACGGCGTCGCCTCGCTCGACGCGACGGGCAAGGTGCCCGCGGTGCAACTGCCGAGCTTCGTCGACGACGTGCTCGAATATCCGAGCGCCGCGGCCTTTCCGGCAGTCGGCGAGGCGGGCAAAATTTACATCGCGCTCGATAATAACAGTCAGTGGCGTTGGGCCGGCTCGACTTATCAGACGATCACCGCGAGCCCTGGCACCTCGGACAACGTAACCGAGGGCGTTGCCAATCTCTACTTTACCGACTTGCGCGTGCGCTCGGCCGCCATGACGGGCCTCACCGACACCGCCGGCACGCCGGCGGAATCCGACTCGCTGCTCGCTATCCTGGGCAAAATCAAAAAGGCCCTGTTCACCGACTTGCCGGCGACAATCCGCGGCGTCGCCCTCACCGGCCTCACCGACACGGCGGGCACGCCGGCGGCCGGCGACACCCTGCTCGCCGCCCTGGGCAAAATCAGAAAGGGCTTTTTCACCGATCACGCCGGCGCCAATGGCGCCGTTCACGCCGTCGCGGCCGCCGGCGGCAACGCCGGATTTATGAGCGGCGCCGACAAGGCCAAGCTCGACGGCATCGCGGCGGCCGCGACGGCCAACCCCGAGCCGACGAATGCCGAGTTTTGGACGGGCACCGACACCGGCAAGGCGATCACGCCTCGCCGGCTGTTCGGCGGCGCGGCCGAGGTTGCCGTTGCCTATGCCGCGACGGTGACGTTGAACGGCAACGCCGGCCTGAATTTCGCGATCGGCCAACTCACCGGCCCGCTCACCCTCGCCAATCCGACCAATATGAAAGCGGGGCAGTCGGGCCTCATTTTCATTCCGCAAGACGCCACCGGCGGCCGCGCGATCACTTACGGCTCGGCCTGGAAATTCCCAGGCGGCGCCGCCGGCGGCACGCTGTCGGCGGCACCGAGCGCCGAGGATGCAATCAGCTATTTCGTGCGCGCCGACGGCACGATTCGCTGCACGCTCGTCAAGGCCTTCGGCTAATGCTGCCGTTCGCGCCGGCCCTCTTTCTCGGCCCTGCCGGCGTAGCGCCGGCGACGTTCGTTCCCTCGGGCCCTAACGTCGTTGCCGTCGACGAGGACGCCGTGATTACGGCGAGCCGCCCCGTGATTTGGACGTGGACGCGAACGGGCAGTTTCGGCAGCGCGAGCGTCAGCAACGGCTCGAGTGCGTTGGAAATTTCGTTTCACGTCAACCCGCCGGCGACGGGCACCCGCTCGTCGTCGTGGAATGTTACGGCCGACGACGGCTCGGGCACGCTCAAATCGTGGACAGTCACCGTCACAATGAACGGGGGCGGGCTCGCGTGACGAGGCTGCGCAAAGAGCTGCGCGATCAATCCGCGCACGCCGCCGCGGCGATCGTCATTCTGCTGCCGCTCGCCCTGGCGCCGTCGATCGTCACCGGCGCGATCGCCGGCCTCGGCCTGGGCCTTGCGCGCGAGCTGAAGAGGGCAAGGTGACGCTCGAGGCCCTGCGCCATTGCTTCACCGGCCCGCATTCGCGGCTCGACGTCGCATTTTGGGCGATCGGCGGCGCGCTCGTCGGCACAATCGCGGGCGCATTCGCTTAGGGCAGGCAACGCCCGCTCTGTTGTAACCTCGCCCTTTACAACAGCCGGCAAGCGCGGGCGCGGCCGCGTCGAGTCATTGTCGCTCGACCATGCAACGCCGCGACGATCAACCTGACGAATTCGAGGAAATGGTGCGCTATGGCACCGTCACCTCGATCGACCATGCGCAGGGCCGCGTCGTCGTCAAAGTCGGCGACGTCGAAACCGATCAAATTCGTTGGCTCGAGCGCCGCGCCGGCGAAACTCGCACTTGGAGCCCGCCGAGCGTCGGCGAGCAGATGCTTTTGCTTTGCCCCTCGGGCGAGATTGCCGGCGCGATCGCGCTCGGCGGCGTCTCGGCCTCGGCCTTCCCCTTCCCAGGCAACAGCAAGCGCGAGCTCGTCGAATTCACCGACGGCGCCGTGCTCGCCTATGACCCTGAAGCGCACAAGCTCGACGTTACCCTGCCCGACGGTGCGACGATCGTCGTCAGCTCGACGGGCGGCGTCACGATCGACTGCAGCGACGGCGGCATGACGATCACCGCCCCGTCGGGCGGCGTCACGATCGACGCCAGCGACGGCGGCGTTTCGATCACTGGCGACGTCGACGTGCAGGGCAAAGTCACCGCGAGCGACGACGTGCTCGCCGGCGCGATTAGCCTGAAAAGTCACACTCACGGCGGCGTTAGCGCCGGCGGCGCTCATACGGGCGCCCCG